TCGAACTTCTTGAATACTTTCATTCAGTTTGACTCCGTAGATATTTAACAAATGCTTTCATGGTTCCAGTTGAATTAGGTGAATCAGCAAACGACATCATTAGTGGCATGTATTTTGCCAACGCAGTTAAATCTTCTACCTGTATATCACTGGGTGCTTTAAGTCCTAGTACTTCGCTACCTGGTCCTGGACCAGCATCAATGCCTGCAGTAACAGGCTCGCTTGGTCGGTTAGTTGGCGCAGATAATGGAATTACGCCTTCCATTGGGTTAGCAGCTTTTGCCATTGGTGCGCTACCTTGCATTGCTTGAAACTCTTTTTGCTCGCCGTAGGCTGCATTGGGAAGTCTTTTAGCACCCTGTGATGGTACATCTGGTCGCTTGGAAAATTTTCCAGGACCAGATACCGCGCCAGGATTAGGTTGCATCATGGACATGGATTACTTCTTTCTTGAAGCTTCGTATGCTTTCGCTGCCTTAGATCCTGGTACATATGGAACTGGACCTGTGTACATTGGTGTAGGCATCTTGCCCTTTGCAGGGATCTTTACTGTTGTGTTGCGATAAATTTTGCGAGGATCTTTAATCTTCTTGTTTGCTTCCATTAACTCTGCAAGAGTTACGCCAGCCTTTTTAGCGATACCTGAAAGTGTGTCTCCAGTTTCAACTTTATAAACAGAAGTTGTTCCGCCTCCACCAAATGTTACGCTCTTACCTCTGTATTTACCTTGACCAGTAATACGTGGTTGGTTACTGCGTTGCTTCATTGCTGCTGCACCTGCTGTAACTCCAGCTGCTGCTGCAGCTGCTTTACCTTTTCCTCCACCTGGAACTGCACGACCGTAGTCTGCTGTTGTCTTTGGTGCTGGACGAAGCTTGCCTTCGTTAAGTAGATCCCAAGTTGTACGACCCTTAGTATCCTTGCTTAATGCTTTGTGAATAGGCTCTGCAAGAAGTGCTGCTGCTGTAAGACCCATACCGACTTTTCCGCCAGTTGCTTTCCATGCACCTTTACCAACTGCTTTAAGGACACCAGCTGCTGTAAGTTTCTTTGCTGCTGCTGACTTAGCACCAGTTGTAGCAACTGTGCCTGCGCCCTTCTTAGGAAGAACTGCAGGAAGATTTGCAGAACCGCCCTTAGCGATACGAACTGCTTCACCCTTTGATTTGCCTTGAGCAACTGCTTCCTTGTACTTATCAACTTCTGCTGCTGTCTTAAGTTCGCCCTTAGCTGCAACGCCAGTCTTAACCTTTGGTGTTGTTGCTACTGTCTTTGGTGCTGCTGCTGGCTTTGATGCAGACCAGTTCTTGCGTTCTGCTGGTGTCATCTTTGCCCATGCTGCCTTATTGGCAGCAGACTTTTCTGCACGAGTCATTGACTTTGCATTTACCTTTGCAACATCTTTTTTAATTTGATTCATTAAACCAGCTTTTGGCTTTGCTGTTGTTCCAGCGGTTCCGCCAACTGAAGGCTTCTTAACAGAAGACTTTTTTGTAGATGCTTTCTTTTCTACAGTCTTCTTAACTACCTTACCTTGTGGCTTTACTGGTGATGCTTCAACCATTGTTCGCACTTTACTCATTTCAGTACGTGGCTTAGGTGTGGTTGTTTTAGCAGGTGTCTCTTTAGGAGCACGTGCCTTACCATCTTCCTGATCCCACTGACGTTGAAGCTGAGCTTTTGCTTCACGGCGGTCACGAGCAATACGCTCTTGTGCTGTCTCGGTTGGCTTAACCTGAATCTTGTTACCGCGATCATCGGTAATGTATCCGCCTTTAGCCTCTTTACGCATTTCACTAAGAACTTCTTTATCATCTGCAGAAATTTTTAATGTGCGGTCTTTTAGACCAGCCTGCTTCTTACCAGAAAAAGATTTCTTGGCTTCAGCCAAAGCGTCTTTTCGCGCTTGCCTAAACTTTCTTGGGCGTGTTGGTTTCTTAGCCATAGTTATCCTTTACTTAATAATTCTTAAGCTTTACTTAAGCTTGTTGTTGTTACCCTTGATGCCCTTTGGTGTGACGCCTTGCTTTACCATTCCGCCACCCTTTACTGCTCCGCCATTCTTCTTACCATGAATTGCTGAACCGACTGGAGCCTTTGCTGGCTTTCCTTGCTTTCCGAACATTTATTTCTCCTTAGTTATGCTGGGATCTGACGAGTTACTCTCGCTGCTAGATTTGGATTTCCTCCACCTGTTAGACCTGCAAGAAGTTCTTGCATAGGTGGTCTACCTTGAGGAAGTTGTGGTGCTGGTCCGCCCATTCCAGGTTCAGGCATTGCTGGTTGTTCAGGCATTGCTTGTCCTGCTGGGGCTTGTGGTGCTGGTTCTGGCTTAAAAGCATTTGCTACTGCATCCTCAAGAGGGATACCCTTCTTGCGATCTGTAATAACGCTTGCCATCTTTTCTACAATCTTCATCGGATCTTGACCTTGCATTACCATTTGTGGAATTGCTGCAGCCATTTGCGATACAGACGCCTTAAGCGAATCACGCATTTCTTCGATGTCAATTGCTCGCTCTTCTTCACCAGCATTAAGCGAGATAGGAAGGTTGCGACGCAACATTCCGCGAGAGATTAACTTATCTCCTCGAGCTTGTAGACCCCATACCAATGCACGGTTAGGGTCTAAACCTGCCATAAGACCGTACTCAACGGTCACGCCATAATTTCCAACAATGTCGGAAGTTGGCTTGTACTTTAACTTGTAAGGAACTCCGTTGGCTGTTGCAGATACTTCACGTGCTACATCTGCAAAGTATGCTTCATCGGTTGCAAAAGCAAATGAAATTGCTTGACCAATTGCTTCACCAAGGATTGATTGATAAACTTTAACTTGTGAGTCGTATCCAGCCATAAGTGCTTTAACACCTTGACCAGTAACTACTGAACCTTCAGCTTGTCCTGCACGTGCTTGTGGGAAACGAGTTCCCAACTTCATTTCATCTGCTAGAACATTATTTTCCGCAAATGCAAACTGAGGTACGTCAAGATTGACACGACGAATTTTCTCAGGGGAGTTAGAACGAATGACTGAATCAGGACCAATGGAGAGAGAAGTAACATCAGTAGGCAAAGCAAGAGGAGCTTCAACAGACTTCTGAACAGCTTCCATAGTAAGGAGAGCAAGTCGCGCTTTCGCTGCGTAAACAGGTAATACATCGTCGAATTGACCCCGCGTTTCTCCGTCGAGAGAAGGACGTTGAGCAATCGCAATTGGGACCACACCTGTTTTGTTTGGTGTTGTTGCAAGTACTAAACCTCCACGATCTGGTAGGAAGAGAACTGTTTGTTTCTTATCTGTCCAACGTACGACCTGCAACATACTGTTGCCATCGCCACGTGTCCAAGTATTTGATTGGAGAATCTGGTCGGCATGCTCGGGGAAGTGAGCAGCCAAATCTCCAGCTTTGCGATGATATAGACGAGCGTAGGTGTTTACAACACCGAAGCGATCCATATCGTAATAAGCACCCATGGAGTTTTCCACATGAATATGTGGTCGCTTCTCCTTGAAGTTTGGTTCAACTCTTAAAGGAACGAATCCATAGGTTGCTAACTGATCTGCGCCACGCAGTAGTTCCGTACCAAGTCGAGATGATGCAACATAATAGTTAGCAATCTTTGTTCTCTTATCAGCCTTGGTACGCTGGTTATCATCTAAAGATGAATCGCCAGCAGCAGTAATGGTAGGAAGAACACCGACTTGTTCAGCAACATCTCGTGCAACAACATCAATGAGGTTGGCGATAATAGGACGTGACCAGATGCCTTCTGGAAATAATCCACGGAAGACTTGATCAGCGTTACCCGCTCTAACCAATGCAACCTCGCGCATGCGCTTATCGCGCTCGGAGTTACGAGCTTTTAATTGCTCGAATGCTTGTACAAGTTCTTTCATTAATATCACAATCTCACAGTTCGCTGCGCTGCAGCGAGGTCATCTAAGTTGATGATGTACCTTGACTCGATCTCTCCACGAGGTGTGAATTGATTGTTTATAAAGTTAGGTACGTTAGTCGAGGTTAATAAAGTTTCTCTGGCTACGATCTCACAGAACCATAACGCCATAACGGCGTCCATCTTGAGCTTTCTGCCTTGTACTCCTGGTTGCCAGGTTACGAGTTGTTCTATTAACTTTTTAACATGTTCATTCTTCGAGCTGTCTGGTAACTCAATTAAGTTGTCATCAGCATGCTTGAAGTTGTTCATGACACCGTCTCGCTTAGTGACGGTTCCGAACAGTGGAGCCAGAGAGGCTACGCCAAACTCTGGATCTTGCTTATTGTTTCCTGTGTAGTGAGGTCTATAACTAATACCTCTGGTTGACAGGAAGTTACGAATCTCTTCGTCTTGTGTAAGGAAAAGCTGAAAAGCGTTTGATTCCACAATGACCGTATGCGGTTTATACGCATCGGTCCATTCCCTAATAAGAGAACGGATTGCTGCAGGTGTAGGAGCTGTCATGATGTGAACATCCATGACGTAGCGTTTATGTGTTCTGCGATCAACCGCGTAGGCAACAGCAGCAGTATCACCAGACATTGCTGGGTCGATACCAATAATGCGATAAAAGTTATCGCAGTTATTAGGGTGTCCTGCTGCGCCTGCAACCAGCGCACCCGATTTTCTCATTCCATTTACTGCGCCTCTGACGCACATCGGGTCGAAGATTGCATTCTCCGCAATATCGAGGTTCTGGTAAACCAGCGACCACTTAGATGGTCCTGCCTCGTTACGGACCGCCGTTAGACGCGGTCCTGTCCATCGATCAAACATGCCATTCTCGTCGGGTACGTCAGTATCCGTAAGAGGTTGTTCGGTCTTTTCCCAAAGACATTTCCAGTCTTCAGGCTTGTCTGCATATTCTAAGACTGCAGGCATGGACAAATATGACCACGGCAATATGCCGTCGGTGTAATGCTGGGGGTTGCGGAGTTCTTTGTATAAGTCAACCGCTGCTACTCGAGTGCCAACTACCAAAAGTTGACCACCGCCAGGTGGGAGACGAGAGGCAACTTCCTGCCTGATCCACTCCTGCTGCTTAGCCCACTCTCCCGCGTTAGAGAGAGTGACAACGTCATCAAGAACGATGAGGTCTGCACGGTTTCCGTATACTTGCCCGCCCATACCGATTGCTTCAATCGTTGGGTCTTTGGCATCTGAATCTCTGGTGTCTCCACCGAGATAAACTTTGTTAGCCGACCATTGGTCGGCGGTTGCTTTATACCCATCTACAGGACCAAAAGCTGCCTGAAGGTCAGCGTAGCGGGGATGGGTCAATCTTTGCTTAATAGCGTAAAGGAACTTCTTAGCCTGTTCCTGTGTCTTGGAGATTACCATGACGTTGATGTTGGGGTTTTTGACGATTCGGTAGGTCACATAGTTAATCGTGATCGTCATAGTCTTGGCATGGTTTGGTGGAACGTTTACCAAGAGGCGGGAGAGTCCCGCCGACCCCTTCTCGTAGACCATAGAGTCATGTAACCAAGAAGGATCATTACCTTCCAACATGTCAACTACGTTCATCATGTGGGGTGGTACTTTAGTACCAAGGTAGTTTTCAGAGAACTCTGCAAAATCAGACAAATTAGACCGAGCGGAATCCGCGAGGTCTGCAGTTCTAAACCGAGCATTGTCTACATAAGCTGAGAAGCCCTCGGCTTCTCGGCGTTGGGTGTCATACCAAGAGCGAGATCTACCAATAACCTTAAGAGCATCGGCGATGGTGCGCCCTTGGCGTACCAAGTCGATCAGTTCTTTCCGAGCTTCTTCTGGTGATAAGTTTCTTTCCAACATTCCTCCAGTACCTGTAGGGGTCCACAGGGGTTTGGACAGAAGTATCCCCACTTAAGCATATATTTATCATTAGGCGGGC